TTAGCCCGATAAAAATTCAAGAACAGAGGCAACAGCGGCATTACGCATCCGACGAGCCCGAACATCACCGACATAAGTTGCTTCTTTGAGTTTCTCTTCAGAGGCTTCCAAGACATCACGCACTGTAATCAGATTAAGCTCCGTAAGTTTTTCCTTCTGCCAATCAGTTAAATCAAGCACATTTGCTGATTTATCCAACTGAGTCGTCAGTGAAAGAGAAATTCCTTGGCTAACATTTTCAACAGTAGCTTCCGTTAATGGCCTGTAAGAGACATGGTTTGAACCAAACTCTGTCATACGCTGGGGAGTTAGCGATTTTGCAATTTCAAATGCAGAACTGGCTGGAGTTGCTTCGTACGCAAATAGACAGCCAAGGTTTACTAAATACCTTTTTCCAATCTCGGAACGAGTCGCCTTAATACCAACAGCATGTTCCGAAACAATCCCTGTATACGACAGTACTCTAAGAGCTTCTTTCACCACCTCAGGTGTGTCTCGATGAATCCAGAAAAATGCCGTTGTCGGTCTTTGGGATGATATATACAGATCGTTTTTCCCCTTGAGATCGGGTAGTACAAATGTTTCAATAAAGGTACGTCCCCAGTCAATTAGCACTTTATGGCCAGCATATTTTTCCGAAAGAGTTGAATGTTCAGCCCAAATTTCTGTTCTATAAAACTCTCGTATTGTTTCATTCACTTGCTGAGAGTTTACTTTTGGAGCTCGCGATATAGTTTTCAGTAATAAACGGGGATTTCCTGTGGCCGCATATGCAAGGATTGCAAAGTTTTTCCCGTACTGTGCGATATTGGCTAATAACGCACTATCAGCTTGTTTTTGTACTATCTCACGCATGTTATCAACATAGTCTGACGATAAAACATCACGTTCGATTGAAAGCATCGTTGCATCATGTACAGGCTGAAATGTCTCACCAAAGCTTGTTACCCCTGGATAAACAGCTGCATTGCACGTTATGCAATGTGATCGCAGGTCGCGATATAGGGTAAAAAACTGTCGTTGTTGCTCAGGTAAAAAAATATGTGCGGCTTCATCAATAAAGAGAACAAATCGACGAATATTCAGTGCATCTGCGAGATCCTCTAAAGCATCTTTGAATTCGTCTATAGTCGGCAATCCTTCAATATCTACCGCTGCAGAGGGCTGCTTCCATGAGTTTTCAAAAGCATCTGAGATTACCTCGACCCTTGTACTCAAAACATTGTGGGAAACTTGATTCCCAGCTAGCAGATTAATACTTCTTGGTGCACTTCCAAGCATTCCCTCCTTATTTAAGGCGCGAATAATTGTGGAGCAGATTCGCGCCAACATCCAGTGTTTGAATTGATTTTCGTCGGATGTCTGTAATAATGAACTTCTAACAAAACTAATATAAACCGGAAATATTCTTTCTGAATCAAATACGTTTTGAAGTTCTCGCTGAGCCACTCTAAGAAGAAAAGACTTGCCGACACCACGGCTACCAATCAAAACAACTGGATTTCTATTTTTTAAAGCATCAACGATCTGACGATCTTTTTGAGTTTCAACAAAATATGTCAAAACCTCATCTGGTCGAATATCTTCAGTTCGAAAGAAAAAATCAGCCATTATTTACCCCTTAGAAGGCATTGAAAAAACTGCTTGAACAGCTGAAAGATGACCAATGACATCGCTAATGATGGGTTCTAAATTAGCTATTGCGCTCGGATTAATATAATTCAGGTATCTAGCCGAAAAAACAAAAATAACTACCATTCTCATAGCTTCCGCCTTCTGATGCCAGGAAAAAAATATTTCTTTATCGAAAACAATATCAGGGGGCAGTGAAATGTGAGTGTTTGCATTTCCATGAACAAATTCGGAACACTCGCGGTAAACCGTTTCTGCGAGTGCTAAATACTGTTTAGCATTCCCAGAAAAACCAGGGTTGAATGCATTTATAAAATTGGCAGAAAAAACACCTGTTTGTGTATCTTTAAGTGCTCCCCAGTTAATATCTTTGGCATCTTTTGCCCACAATCTGTAATCAATTTCGTGCGCTGAAAACTGGACCGTAACGAGCATTAGCTCAAAAAATAATCGAAGCCCTACGAAAGCATGCCGATATTGGCCTACAGATAAAGCAAATAGTGCGAACTGATATTCTTTTACAGCTGCACTTATAACCTCATTTTCTGGACGGTCACTAATAGCTGCCTGTATTTTTTCATAGTCTAAAAGATAATTTTGCGAAGTAGTCAGGGCTTCTAAAGCATCTTTGTCCGCCAACATTTCGCGCAGAACACTTTCCGAGTGTTTGTGGAGATTGCAATAGTACTCAGCTACATCCATCATAAGTCACCATCGTTTTATGTTAAGTAAAGAATAAATAAGTTAAGTCTGGTGTTCTGTTGATATCAAGTAAATTTTGAATCAATCAAGGGCATACACGTCACTCTTAATTTATGTGCTGAAAATTATAAGCTATCAGTATCTCATATTGGCACTCAACCCACCGACCTGCATTATTGCACATCAAAATATGGACGCAGGGTGTTTATCTGACAATGTCCCGGGTTGCCGTATCCGTCCCCCTTCAGGCTAACTGGATGATCTGGTTGAGCCGCTCACATACCTGCATAAAAAACACATCATCCAGCCTGACCAGCGGATGGGGGGTCGCGCTGCGCAATCGCCAGTCAAACGATTTGGGCTGGTGGCACAGCACATAACTTGTTTTGCCAACTTTACGACCCGTGGCATTTCCAGCCACCACCGCGAACGGATTATCCGCATTGTATTCGGCAGTCGTCATAGGCAGACCGATGACCAGCGAGGTTTTATCGTTAAAGGCACGCGGGGACAGCACCAGAAAGGGATGAACGTCGCGCATCTCACGCCCGACCTGCGGGTTGCAATCGATCCAAATGATTTCCTGACGATCCGGCACCCAGGAGGCTTTTACCATTTTTCGGCACCCACGCTCGCGGATGTCTGCATCGCTTCGCCGCCGTGCCGTGCAGGATCAAATGCGGCTAAGCGCTGTTCCAGCGTCAGCGGTATGTCTTGCACGGGCGCAATGGTGATCAGGCCTTCCGAAACCGAAATGCGAACGCGCTGGTGAACGTGCAGATGCGCTTCGCGTGCAATCGCGGCAGGTAGACGCACACCCAGATTATTTCCCCATTGTTTTAAATCCAGCATTACTTCAGTCATGTTCACTCTCCCGCACCACGTTTAGACACGAGTATAAACATCAGTATTCATTAATGCAATAGACGTTATCTTTTAACCTTACAACGCAAAAATCAGCATAGCTGCCGCTTGAATAACGACTTGCGATTGATCCGTGTCGCCGGATCGATCCAGATCAATGACGATGGTGTTTGATGCAGGCGGCGTATAAGTGCCCGTAAAGTTCATGTTGACCGGTGCGGGTGGAACGTAGGGCATGGCGTTTACAGGACAACGCCATACTTGGAAGCGCACCCAGCCAAAATAACACCCCATTTTCAAGATAGTGTGAATATAGCATGAGCGACCACTTACATCTTACCCACTGATATAGTACACCTATCAACTTACACAAAACAAAATTCTGCAGTACTGTAAACGCTTATTCATCAAACGGAGTCACAATATTGGAAACGAACACAACCTCGATAGTAATCTCGGCAATATCAGCAGGGATATCATTACTCACTCTTATTCGCACTAGACAAATTCCAAAACTTTCCGAATGGGCATGGCGTCAGAAGGTTGGTGAGGAACTGAACGCAGTATCGTATCTACTCGTGCAAAATGAACTTGCATGCCAGCGTGAAGAGCTGCAACACAAGGAGACCGAGCGTAAAATTGATCTACTTGGCGATAACCTAAAAAATCATCCAATTACAGCAGACATTATCAACAGTATTGCCACAAATAGGACAGCAATTCTCGAGCAGGACGCGAGTTTCACCGTAACGCGTGGAATACTTACAGATATGTGGCAATCCTCGAGTCCGCGCATAGATCAGTTTGCAAAGCTCCAACAACTGCGTTCGTTCTTAGGTGAATCACTTGCAAAGCGCGAGCATTTTGAAATGGTACAAGACCGTTACCTAAACGACCTGAACAAATACGTTGCAGACACGCAAAAAACTCCTAAACCAATTAATAGCACGTTATAAAGCTGCACTATTTTATGGCGCGAAAAACAGCATACCTGCCGCCTGAATAGCGACCTGTGATTGATCCGTGTCGCCGGATTGAGCCAGATCGATGACGATGATGTTTGATGCGGGCGGCGTATAGCTGCCCGTAAAGTTGATAATGACCAGTGCAGGTGGAATGTAGGGCATGGCGTTACCCCGGCACGACTAGGTCGAAGATTTTCGCGTTGTAGTCCGGCGCAACACCCAGATCATCGAGCGCCACGACATACACCGGATCAGTGCCGGTGAGCTCGATTGAAAAATGTCCGTTGCTGCCCGACGAGGTGGCTTGTCCCCGAAGTGCGCCGCTGGCACGCGAATAAGCACGGACGATACGGGCAACCGGGATGCCAGATTCGGTGACAGTGCCTGATATGCTGGTGGCAGGCCCTGCCAGGCTGTTGCTCTGGTAAAAATTGGGCGTTAGCTGATTGCTGCCATTGACGGACTGAGAAGGCATCAACGACAGCATACCGCCGGGTGCAGCGGGAGCAACCGCATTCGCGTCCTCACCTCCGGGCAGCGCAGATTTTCCTATCAGTCCGAGATCCGTCATCGTCAGCTCCAGGTATTGCTGGTCTCGGCAATCAGCTCACCGGGCACGCCTTGTCCGCTGCAATATTGCGCCAAAAACGTCTTGCCGCTCATATTACCCGTGCCAGAGAACGTATTGCCGTGCGCGATCGGCCGGTTGTAGAGCGGATTCCACAGCCCCTTCATATAGCCACGAATAGACCCGTTGTGATACACAAAAATGGGTGCCATCAGTAGCGCATTGTCCGGGCCGTTCGGATAGCTGATCTGAGAAGATGAACCGCAACAGGTGTTCTGCCCCCCTTTCTGGTAATCCGTGCATTTACCAACCAGTATCGATCCAGACAGCCCCGTCCAGGTATCGGCCATGTAATTGCCCGCCAGTGTGGTTGTCAGCGGGTAGGAATTAATGATCCCAGCCGTGTATTGATACGAACTGCTTCCGCCCGTGCTGGTCTGCCCGGTGATCAAACAGGCGTTCGCATCGCCCGGCCCGTAGGCATAAATATCACCGAATGAGCAGTTGCGCGTCTCACCCGTGGTATCGCCCGTCTCGACGAACAGATAAAACACCGTGCCGTCAGCCAGCAGCACCCAGGGACGCGCGGTCGCATCCGCCGTGAGTGATTTACGCACCAGCAGCCCACCTAGCCCGGACGAGTAAAATGAACTCTGAGTATAAGTCGGGAACTGGCCCGTGCCGGTATCAATGGCGGACATGGTCTTGAATCCGGTGATCAGCGCCTCCTGCGCGCCGTAACTGCCGCCCGGCGTATTGTCCTGCACGTTGAGGTAGTAACCGGTGGAGGAACCCGTCGCCATTCGGTAGCTGCGCTTGTTGCTTGCCGTATAGGCGATACTCCAACCAGCCGCCGACTTGCTGCCGTAGCCGTTGACCAGGCATGCGTCCAGCAGATCAGTGAGTTTACCGAATTGCCCGGACAATACGGGCGCGCCGCTGTCGGTCGATTTGTAGATTTGCACGGTCATTTTTATCTCCCTAGAATCCGTTGTTGTATGCGAGCAAGTGCCATTTGGCGGCGCTGGTGTCATAGCGCAGCGCAAGGTAGTCGGTTTTATTTGCGCCGGTGCTGGCCTGCCATGCCGGCAGCGATGTACCGGCGGCGATGGTTGAACCTAATGTAATGGTGTGGCCTCCGGTTGCGTCCTGAGTGATACGAATCAGCAACGATTTACCCTCCGTACCCGACAGAATGTCGATGGTGGTATCCGTGGTCGCGGTAAAGATGATCAGGTCATCCGCGCCGGGCACTAGGTCGAGGTGTGCGCCGGGGGATGCGATATCAGCCGTTTTCGGCAAAATCACAGCCGCCTGCAACGCTTCGATCTCGGTTTTAGCCGCCACAAAATTAGCGCGCACCGCCGCCGTGGTGGCATGGACTGCCGGAGGTTGCGTGATGTCGATATTTGAACTCATATCAGCTCCTGTCCCAAACGGTCGCGCCCAGATCCCAACTGGTCGAACCACGATCCCAGCCCGCTACAATTGCCGGGCACGCCGCCCTGCCCGATCGGTTATTTCTGAAGTCTCGTCTCATATCCATATCCCTTATGGCCCAGCACCGGTCACACCCGGTCGAAAAATGCCAGGACAGCCTGGACGCCAGACGCGCCGACGGCCACCAGCGTGACGGCCGCAAGTTCCGAGTCGATCAGTCTGGTCGCGCCGTCGTACAGGCAAAAACCGCTTAAAGGGGTGACCGTATCGCCCGCCAGTGCCAAGCGTATCGTTCCGCCATCGGCCTGAATCTCGCAGGTCAGCGCACCTTCCGGAATGCCGGAAGGCAACAAACTGGTAAGCGTTACGCCCGTCGTGGCCGGCACGGTGATCGCAGGGTGAGCCAGACAGGATCGCGGCGTGATCGCGACTGCCGGGATCGAATGATGTAGCGTGCTAGTTTCCATGCTGCCTCCCTTGTGCGGCGTTATCGGATTTGTCCGTTGCGGACTGGTCAGTTGATATCTGATCGGCGGTGGCCTTATCTGCGGCCGTGCCCAACGCCAGCAGCGTGTCGATCTGGATTTTGATTCCGGCCTTTTTGAAGGCTTCCTGTTCCGCCTTGATCTCATTGATGTTGGCCTGCGGATCGAAGCCGCGCCCTCTGACCGCCTCGCTCCAGGGTTTCAAGCCCGCTGCGATTTCCATCAGTTCGCCGGTCACATCCCTGACCGGATCCACCCAGTCGAATCGCGTAGTAGTCCAGCTCACCTTCGCGTCGCTGCTTTTAAGCTTCCCGGCCAGCACCGCCGCATCCAGCCAGGCTTTCATCAGCGGCTGGCAGAACATCGGAATGAAGGTCAGCCACTGCCACTGTTCGACCATGCGCCTGAATTCGAGAGTGCCCGCGCGGATGCTGGAATAGTTGACCTGCGAGAGGTCACCCGTCAGTTGCTCATAGGTGATGCCCGCTCCCGCCGAGATCGCGTGCAACTGGGTCTTGATGTAGTCGTTGTAGCCGTTCACGCCGGTCGGCGCGCCGAAGGTGACCGACTCGCCGGATTTGAGGTACTGGATCATCCCGGCTGAGAGATTTTCCAGCCGGTGGCCGGACTCGGTAGACGCATCGCCGAGTGTCAGCGCGTCATTGTCGGTGGTGACGAAGGCAGCGAAACAAGACTCGATGCCCTTCCTGACCAGCTCGGCCTCCTCGTAATCGTCCAGATCGCGCATCTTGAGCATGGCAGGTGCCAGTACCGGTACGCCGCGCGATTGCCCCGGGCGAGTCTTCTCGTAGATGTGCAGCACATCACTCGCGTCCACCCGGTACGGCAGCAGGCCGTTCAGTTGCGGTGCCAGTTCTCCGGGGTGTTGTTTGTAGAGCCAGTAGGCGACTCGTCTGCCGATCGCGTCGTACTCGATGCCGTGCTGGATGTAGCCGCCGCCCGTCAGGTTCTCGAATTTCCAGTCGCACAGGTAGTCGGGTTCGAGCACCTGCAATTGCATCGGCACGGAGAGTCCGTCGGATGGCAGCCGGTAGCGGAACCGGACCAGGCATTCGCCCGATTCCCGGACGGTTCTTGCGATCAGCATCTGCAAGCCATACAGATCGAGCTGCCCGTCCGCGTCGCATTCAGCAGTCCATTTCTGCCAGAGTTCCTGCCCTTCGGACAGCGTCGGCGTGATGCCGGTGCCAATCGCGTTGGACACCAGCGAGTTGATGGCTTTCGCGGCATACGGGTTATTGCGCACCAGATCGCGCGAGCGGTTGCGCAGCAGCGACAACGCCGGTGCGATCTCAGAATTCGCCGAATTGCCGCCGGTGCTCCAGCCGCTGGTTCTGCGCCCTGTCTTGGCACCGTCATAGGAACGTTCGACGATTTCGAGCGCTGCGCGCGCCCTTGCGCGTTTGAGTTGAATCGCCGGGCTGATGAAACCGACGATACGATCCAGCGGATTCACGTCCGGCTCCGGGTGGCGTAGGAAGTTCGGGTGGCTGCGGGCAATGTCCCTGCCGATTGCAGCGATGCTTTGATGGTGTCCCGCGCGCGGATCAGGTCGGCGATGCTGCGATACCCGACCTCGCGCCCGTCAAACATGACCTTGAGCTCGCCGCTGGAGATCGCCGATTCGACTGCGTCAAGATTTGTCTGCGTGAATGACATAAGAACCTCGCCTGTGATGGTGAGGTTTTACGCGATTCCTTGTGCCATTTCTGCCAGGAATGGCACAACCTGCAACCATAGCGTATTACAATCGCGCCCTTAATCCTCAAGCAACACAATCAACACCAATGAACATTCTGCAATACGAATCGAAAATATGGGCAACAGCGGATCTGTTGCGCGGCTGCGGTATCAAGGAATCTGAATGGCCGTCATTTATGATGCCGTTTTTCGCCCTTGCCATGATTGAAAGCCGTCTGATGCGGATGTTTGGCAATCTAAAAGAAAAAATCGGTGAGGCCAGTTTTGCGAACATCCGTAAAGATGATCTCTATGACCTGATCAAGGACGAGGGGCAAGGCTATAACATCTATATTTTTGAACACACAAAATCGCTCGCCGATATTTGCAAGAACGACAAATCTTTCGATATCGATTTCGATGCCTACCTCAAGGGTTTCGATGGAGAAACCAAAGACCTGCTCGGTGTAGAGGCTTCCGAAGGGGAGAAATTCCTCGATATCAAAGGCGTGATCACAAAACTCAAGGCCAAAAAGATACTTCTGGGCTACACCAAGCTGTGGGCCGAAATCGATCTCAAGCCCTACAATAACTCCGAGATCACTACGCTCGAAGAACACATCAAGCGCAAATGGGCGGATATTTCTGCCGAAACAGCCGGAGAGCAATACACACCGGACGACGTAATCTCATTGATTGCTGAGATCATCGCCTCGAAGATCGAGGAATCAGACACCCTACTGAAAATTTATGACTGCACCTGCGGCGGCGGCAACATGCTGTTCGGCGTGGAAGATCGCATCAATCAGAAATTCAAACGCCTGACACAGACCTTCGGACAGGACTGGAACGATGCGCTGTACGCGCTGGCAAAGATTGAAAGTCGTTTTCGCCCCGACGCTAGAATTGAACACGGCAACACCTTGGTGGACGATAAGTTTTACAACGACGAGTTCGACGTCGTCATCGCCAATCCACCCTACGGCGTGAGCTGGAAGGGTTATGAAAAGGACATCAATAACGACAAGACCGGGCGATTCAAATTTATCCCATCGATCTCAGACGGGCAACTGCTATTCATGCAGCACCTAATCTCCAAGCTGGACGCAGTCGGTATGGGCGTGGTGGTTCACAACGGCTCATCTCTGTTTAGCGGGGATGCGGGATCGGCTGAGAGCAATATTCGTAAATGGATGCTGGACTACGACATCGTTGAAGCGGTGATCCAGTTACCGACCGATGAATTTTTCAATACTGGCATCTACACCTATCTGTGGATACTGAATAAGAACAAACAGTCACATCACAAGGACCGCGTGATGCTGATCAACGCCAGTGAGAAATTCAAGCCGCTGAAAAAGAGCAAGGGTTCCAAGCGCAAGGAAGTCGATGAAGCCAGCCGCCTTGATATTGTCGCGACGCTCACCGCCTACCAAGACAACGATTACGCCCGCGTGTTCGACAAGGAATTTTTCTACTTCAATAAACAGGCCATCATGCTCACCAACGTGGACGAGCATGGCAATAGTTTTGAGGCGAAGCTAAAGGAGGGAAAATCCGGCGAAAAACTGACACCAGTCAAACTTTCCAACGGAGAACGTGAACTGACAGCATTCACCCTCACCACTTTTGAGCAATACGGCTCGCTGGCCGATTATTTCGAGCAAGACATCAAACCATTTGTCGCCAGCCTAGATTACAAGGAACAGCCGCTGGTGGTCACAACCCGCGAGGCAAGCTATTATTTCGACAGCGACAAGGAAACCCTGATCAGGGAAGCTGGCGGAAAGAAGGAAGCGCTGGGCTGCGGCAAGATCGTGGTGAAATCAGCATTGAAAAACGCCAGCAAAACTCAGCCTATGCGCATCGAAATCACAGTCGAGCTCACCCCCGATTATCAGAAGGATTATGAGATCATTCCTTTTCACAAGGATGAAGATGCCAACAAGGCGGCGATCGCCGCATTCATGGCCAAATACATCACAAAGCCTTTTGCATATCTTGAAAACGTTGTCGGTGTGGAAATAAACTTCAACAAGATCTTCTACAAACCGGAAAAACTGCGACCCGTCACCGTGATTCTGCGCGAAATCGCAGCTCTGGATGAGGAACTCAAGGCGTTGGAACAGCAATTGAAAATGGATAATTGACAATGGATATCGAGCAATTATCAACCCTCAATTCTCAATTCTCAATTAAGCGATATGAATCCCATAAGGACAGCGGCGTTGAGTGGATAGGCGAAGTGCCAGCGCATTGGAAAGTTAAGCGGGTTAAGGATGTTGGTATAGGTGGTCTGACTAATGGAATTTTTAAAACCAAAGATCAATTTGGCTCAGGGCTGAAATTAGTAAACGTTACTGACCTTTATCAAAAAAATAGTGTTATTAACAATGAAAATCTTGATAGGGTCTGTGCGACAACAACTGAAACAAATAGATATTGTGTGCGTGATGGAGATATATTTTTTGTAAGGTCTTCATTAAAGCTCGAAGGAATTGGTGTGTCAGCCATTTTTGAAAATGGCATAGAGGCAACCGTTTTTGAATGTCATATCATTCGATTCAGACCAAATCAAAAATACGTTTTTCCGAAATTTGCCATATACCAACTTAACTCAAATGAGATTCGTTATAAATTTGTAATTGTTTCAAAAACCGTAACAATGACGACTATATCGCAAGATAAGATATCAACGGTTGATCTGATATATCCATCTTGCCGCGAGCAAACCGCAATCGCCGCCTACCTTGACACAAAAACCGCGCAGATCGACCGGAAAATTGATCTGCTCGGTCAAAAGGCGGCGGAATACGGCAAACTCAAACATTCGCTCATTAACGAAACTGTCACCCGTGGGCTGGATAAAACCGTGCCGATGAAAGACAGCGGAGTTGAATGGATAGGCGAAGTTCCTGCACACTGGGAGATAAAGCGCGTAAAAGATTCGTCTTTACTTCAAAGTGGCGACTCGATCGTATCTGAGCAAATTGAAGAGGCTGGACTATTTCCCGTTTATGGTGGCAATGGATTGCGGGGTTATTTTTCAAAATATACAAATGACGGCGACTACATTTTAATTGGCCGACAAGGAGCTTTGTGTGGAAACATCAATTACGCGTCTGGTAAATTTTGGGCTTCCGAGCATGCCGTCGTCGCTTATTTAAATCGTTCCATCGACATTAGGTGGTACGGAGCAATGCTCTTGGTGATGAACCTTAACCAATATTCAGTATCAGCGGCACAACCAGGTTTGGCAGTTGATCGAATAAAACGATTATTACTTCCAGTCCCTCCTTTTACTGAACAACGAGCCATCGCGGCCTATCTCGATGAAAAAACCGCGCAGATCGACAGCATCGTTGCTACGATCAACAGCCAAATCGACAAACTCAAAGAACTGCGTAAAACCCTGATTAATGATGTAATCACTGGAAAAATCAAAGTTATCGGATGATGGACATGGAATTTGAGCAGTTACTAAACCTCTTCACTCAAACTCAGCAAGAATTACAATCGCGTGCGGCTCGGTCTGTGGACATTACTTTGGTCGTCCGCAATTGGCTTTTTGGCTGGTATATCGTGGAATTCGAGCAGGGAGACGCAAATAGAGCTGATATGTATGGCAAGCGTTTGCTGGAAAGGCTCGCGGTTGACCTGACCGCACGCATGGGTCGCGGCTTTTCCAAGCGCTCCCTTGAACAATATCGCCGTTTTTACGAGTTTTATCGGGAGATTGCGCAGACACTGCCTGCGCAATCTTTGAATGATGATTCCAGACGAGAGATTCGACTGGCATTGACAGGCTCAAATTCCACTTCAGGTATGCCCGGAATTTTACAAATAATGTCCGCAGAGTTGGCAAACCGCTTTGTTATCGGCTGGTCACACTATGTTGCATTGTTATCTGTTGCCAGCCCTGACGAAAGAAGATTTTACGAGATTGAGGCGCGGGAAAATAGCTGGGGTGCTCGTGAATTGGAACGTCAGATTGCCTCGTCGCTTTACGAGCGACTGGCTCTGAGTCGAGACAAGGAAGGTGTTAGAGCACTGGCACAAACAGGGTTGGTCATTGAAAAGGCATCCGATGTCATCAAAGATCCTTATGTGCTTGAATTTTTGGATATGGAAGAGAAAAGTAGCTATTCAGAACATGAGCTTGAATCCGCCATTATCGATCACCTCGAACACTTTCTATTGGAACTGGGTAAAGGTTTTCTCTTCGAGGCACGTCAAAAACGATTCACTTTTGATAATGACCATTTCTATGTTGATCTGGTGTTTTACAACCGACTGCTTCGCTGCTATGTCTTAATTGATCTCAAGAGAGAAAAATTGACACACCAGGACTTAGGACAGATGCAAATGTATGTCAATTATTTTGACCGCTATGTTAAGACTGCTGATGAACTACCGACTATCGGCATCTTGTTGTGCCATCGCAAAAACGACGCACTGGTTGAACTGACCCTACCCGAAAATTCAAATATTTTTGCATCGAAGTACCAACTGTACCTACCGTCCAAAGAAGAGTTTAAGAGAGAGCTGGAAGACGCGGCCGGGATTGAACATCAAAGTGATCACGATCAATGATAGTTCTAATGAAATTCCAGCGAAAGCAATGGCGGCAATTATCTTATACGGCATGCTGCGATCAGGCTAGCGCACAGTCGACACACACGACTCCTGAAAAACCATCCAGCCAAAAACAACGTTACGTGACAGTCAGAGGTCAGTTAATCGCATGAACGAACTACACCTGCAGGACAAATTTCTCATCCCTTTTTTTCGTGACGGTCTGAGCTATAAAGAAGTTAAAGCCAACACCATCACGCAGTCGCTGATCATCGAGGAAGACCTGCAGGCATTCATCTCTGATACCGAGATGAACAAAAAGCCCTATGAGCAGCTGCTGAAAAAATATCACGGCGATAAAAAACTGCTGCTGGCGGAATTGATCGCGCTGATCCAGGATCGCATCAGCAGCAGCCGTAACATGGCGCTGTTCATCAATGCGAATAAATCCATCACCCTGCAGGGCATCAAGCTCCATCTCTTTTACACCAGTGACAGTGTGATCCACAACAACGCGCTGTTTGAAGAAAACATTTTTTCTGTGGTACAGGAGCTGCCCTACAAATACAACCATCAGGGTAAGCAAATATTTTCATTCCGCCCAGATATTGCACTGTTTGTGAATGGCATATATCTGGGTTACAGTGAATTGAAATCCAACTACACCAACCAGAGTGCCAGCAGGAATGGTCGCGGCAAGGTCATCAAGGATTATTTTGAGGCGGTGAAGGTCTATCACCTGCATATCGACAGCAACACCATGCTGTCCGATAGCGAGAAACTGGCCGTCCGCAAAGATTTCCTAAAGATTTTCGAGAAGGCGATCCATATCACCACCACCGACATCGGCGAGACCTTTGTGATCCGCACCCTGGCGGATTATTTTGACGAGATACTGTCCACCTGCCGCGATGGCAAATTCGATCGTGAAGAGATCGAAAAGAAGGCGCGGAGCGTGTTCAAACCCTACCCTTTGCTCAAACCCGAGGCCGAAAAGAAGGACAAGCTCAAAGAGCTGTTCGACGCGCTCTACGGCAAATATTTCATTGAAAAAGAAATACTGTATTACAACTTCATCGAGCGCGACGTGTTGGTGATCAAAGGTGTAAAGGAAGTCAAAAACGAAACCGGGCATCTGATTTCACCCCGGCCAAAGCAAAAATTCGGCACCGACAAGATCATCGCCAGGATAGATGAATTCCTGGTACATGAGCAGGAGGCAGACTACTTTGAAAAGCTGCTGGAAAAACAGCTGACGGGTGTGGGGGAAGCCAAGAAAAAAGAACTGCTGGACAAGCGTAAGGCCTACTCCAACAACAAAAACGTCTATTCGCTGCTGATGCAATATGCAGCGGGTTTCGGCAAATCCAATATCATCGGCTGGTCGGCCCTGCAGTTGAAGGACATGAGACGCAATGGCGAGTACGTCTACGACAAAATCATGATCGTGGTGGACAGGTTGCAGCTGCGCAGCCAGATTGATTCGCTGATGCTGAACATGAATATCGACAAACGCATGGTTGTGGAAGCCACCAATAAAAAAACCTTTCAGGAGGCGCTGGCATCCGACACCCGCATGGTGATCGTGAACCTGCAAAAATTCGGTGCAGTGCGCGAAATGCTGGATGAAGAAGTGCTGAAGAAACTGGCCAATATGCGCATTGTGTTTCTGATCGACGAGATCCATCGCTCTAACAGTGGTGAGCAGCATGAGGAAATGATCAGTATTTTCGATGAATTGCAAACTCCGTTTGATAACTCAGCCTATGCCACAGGGCACAGCAAAAAAAATCTGATCATCGGATTTACCGCCACGCCGGACGACCATACGCTGGCACGCTTTGGCGAATACAGCGGCTATGCCGAAAGCGAAAAACTCTGGCGGCCCTTCGACAGCTACACCATGAAGGAGGCGATCGAGGACGGTTTCATCCTGAATCCGTTGAAAAATATTGTCCCTGTCGCATCGAAAATGCTGTTCGACTTGCCTGGCAACCCTTTGGAAGGTTTCACCGAGAGGGAGCACAAGGACGCTCAGAAAAAACAGGTTTATGAAAACCGCGACCGTATCGATGCCATCTCAAAATATGTGGCAGATTTACTGGTAAAGGACGTGTATCGCCAGATTCGCGGCACTGGTAAGGCGATGCTGGCTGTCTATTCCATCAAGGCGGCGATTGCCTACCAGCAGGCCGTGACTCAGCACTTCAACGCGCTGGTGCAGGAACCTAAATATGCAAAATATGCCGATGCGCCGATCCATGTGGTGTATTCGAGCAATCAGGACGAACAAAGCGCTTCGGGATTGAATGGCGGCTTGTCGGAAGAAAAGGTACTGGAAAGTTTTGCCCGGCCAAACAACAACGGTCTGATGATCGTCGTGGCCAAGCTGCAAACGGGATTCGATGAGAAGAAGCTGCACACGCTATTCCTAGATAAGGAAATCAGGGGCATCAGCGCGATACAGACCATCTCCCGGGTAAACCGGACTGCCAAATACAAGAACGATTGCAAGATCGTGGATTTCTCGTACAACAACGTCAACGTGCAGAACATCAAGGATGCCTTCGAGCATTATTCCGACGTCGTGGTGAGCGACTTCGACCCGTTCGGCGACAAAAAGGTGCTGGATGTATTGCTGAGTGTGTTGAATAAATCAGATGCTTACGACAAGTTTTATAGCGTATTCATGGGAATTTACAAAAATGCGGTGCTACGCAATAACCCGGAAAGCTTTCTCGACTTTGAAAGCAGTCTGAAAAAATACATCGACGCCAATCCGCAGCGCACCGCCGATATCAAGGCCAAGGTGGCCCAGTATTTCACTATCCTGAACCGGATTGAATATGTGATCGAACTGGATGCGAAATACAGCGATAGCGGTTTTCTATTTTTCTGGCGCAAGTTCAATACGCTCTACAACATGATGCACCGCAGCGAGGACATCAAGGATCCGATCGAGGTCTACTTCGACAATCAGATCGGCATGGTTGAGGTGGTCGCTGAAGACACCAAGACAAAGAAAAAGAAACCCACAACGGTGGCCGAGGGTTTGCCGCCAGGTGCCGGGGGGCAATTCGATATTCTGGCTGTGATCGCCGCACGCAATGAGCAGGAAGCGAAAACGGGGACGCTGATCAGTGACTTTGAGGCGAAAATATCGGATTTATTTGTCTATGTGCGCAATGCCAGCGAGGGCCAACGTCTGATCGTGAAGATCAAATCACATGTTTCCGAAGCTGAAATTTACGATGATTTCGCGAAGATATTCCGCCGCTATAAGGCGCTTAACCGTCAAACCGTTGGCGACTACTTCTTCAAGGAAACCGAAGATCTGGTGGATAAGCTGTGCGATGATTTTGAGGTGACAGTTCGAAACTCAGTGAGCTAAATTCATATACACGATGCTATTAAGGTCACTCTATCGTTCACCTCATGTATTGCTTGCGGATTGCTCTATAGCTTTTGCGTAGGAAATAAAAACATCAATGTGTCCAAAAACATCACCCAACGACGTATCGGTCGCCGAGTCATTATGATGAATTATATTATTCCTTTTTCCAACGACCGAATTAACAAGTTCCCGATTCAGCTTAAACTCGTCATTGGACTCAAGATCAATGCCCATCCAGCGAAAAAGTTTTGCAGTTTTAAATGGATTTCCAGAAAGTTTTTCGTCCACATCCTTTTTGCTTAAAGGTAGTGAGAATTGCTTATAAGCTAGCGCCCCATCTTTAACATCGGCATCTAGAGACCAAAGCATCAGATTATGTGGGACTTTTGCATCTAAAATCCGCTGATTAACGCTTGTTACATGCTCTGATGCAATATCTTTAAGGAATGCCTCTAGGTATGAACAGAGGCAGATTAAGTAAGATTTAACAAGAAAATTGGAGTGTTCAACAAAAAAAATATCAGGTGGATCTTGCTCCAATCGCACCTGCGATTGGCTAATAATTTCTTTAAGACTATTAAAAAGTCCAAGGTAATGGGCGTAAGTTTGCGCGTAGGTCATTTGAGATGAGCGGTTAGAATTTTTTCCCAAATGGTCCGGCGATTAATAATCGAATTCTTCCGTTGTAGGCCGCCAGAAAGTGTTTTTTGAAAGGCCGCTGAACCGCAAAGTTCTGAAAATGCATTTTGAATATCTGCTTGTCTTTTCTTAATAACGGAATCTTTCAAACCACCAAGACTATGCATCAAAAGATCGTAATAAACCATGCTTTGTTTGGTTCTTTTCTTTGAAGTATCTTTAAATACAGTTTCTTTAAAAACTAAAAGACAGTTGTTCAAACTATTAGTAAAGGATACTTCTAATGTTTCGATTTCCGCATCAGAAATATCTTGCTTAGAAGACATAAATTCGTCAAGAAAACGTGAAAGTCTATCGCCATAGTTACTAATATTTCCAGAAAACGCGAAAAATCTTAGAACCTGTTCTTCAGCCTCTAAACTGTCTTTTATGCTCTCAGAATTTGGCCCTTTACCAAAATTTCTAATTGCTTCTTTCAATGCCAGTTTTTTTAGAAGATCATCAAATTTTCCTGGATAAATAGCATGTCTTATTTCTTGATCAGACAGTGATACTGCCCCCTGATTTAATCTGGAGAATATTTCTCGTATTAGTGACTGAGGATTTTCCTTACGTAATACGATACACCGTATTGTAGTAGCTTCTAGTTCTGACTTATACTCTCCAAGCTGCGAAAACTTCTTTCCTTCCAACTCGCTGAATGTAGACAAACCTTCAAGAGAAAACTCATCATTAAAAAATCTAACTATGGTTGTAAGCCTTTGTACACCATCGATTACGATATGACGGCTATCTTTATCTTCGGCAAAATAGCAAGATGGCAAAGGTATTCTCATAAGGCATGACTCAATAAATCTTGACGCTCTTTCCCATCCTTCCTTATCCCATTTGTATTTTCTCTGAAATTCAGGATTCAAAAGTAGTTTTGGATTTTCCGAATTAATTCGTGCTACTAACGTTTCAAAAGGGTAATCAATAGGATAAAGATTAAGAGTTTTTTTATCTGCGAGTTCATTCATAATATCATTATGTGTAGCAATAAAATTCTCAAGCGTCCGTGCCGAACTCCGACCATATTTCGCCAATTGAGACATATATGTTGTAAAAATGCTATTTCAAGCCCAGATTGCTAAATGGTTACGCCGAAACTAACCAACTTACTCATTACAACTTGTTGCTAGTCACGGCCATCAACTTTGACGCTGATCATTCTACACCCGAGCAGGCAGTTAAGTGCATCTCACCTGCGTAGATGATCAAGGTGTCTTATGCCCTCTTTGCAGCGACCGGTAAACCGTACGGCGGGATATTTTCAACTCAGCCGCCAGTTTTTCGACATTGTTGCCTGTAAAGCGTGACCGGACGATGTCGTGCAGGTTGTCCGGATGCTTGGCGATGTACACTCGCTCACCCCGGTATTCGTGGCGCAACTGGCGTTCAATATTCGTTGCCAGCTCTTCGCTGAAGGTCGGCTGCGCGGCATTCAGCAGTTCGATAAAACGGCTGATGATATCGGCACTCATCGCCCTCGCCCCTTGATCCGATCCATCAGCGCGGAATGCCGCGAGCTGACGCCCGGTTCGCGCCTGACTTCAGGTGTTGCGGCAGGCGCGGGTAAAGCAGGTGGTTCAACTTTATCCCCGGCCCGGGGTTTTGCCTCCCTGGGCTCCAGCATCACTTTGAGTCGTTCCCAGTAATGCGGGTCAGGCCGACCTGTGCGTCCGCGCCCCAGATTGATGGCGCGGTGCTGGCCGATCGCCCAGGCATACACCAGCGTGTCGAGCGGCTCGTTGCGCTTGTATTTCGCACCGATTCTAGGGACGTAGCGTTTCTTCTCGGGGTCGTACACCTCCGAAAGCAACCCGTCGTAATACTCATCGACCAGCCCCTGCGGAAAGACAAAGATGCGCTCATCGGGCGGGCGCTCACCGTCCGAGGCCAGATTGCCGAAGATGAAATCCTTGCAGTGTTCGGTGCCGATGTTCCACACGCAATAGCCCGACTTGATCACCTTGCCGGTGCGGCTCTTCACCGGATAGCTGGCAGTCTGTGCGATAGCGCGCCCGATACGGTTGGTCGCACCCTGCACCGAATACACTGGAACGCGCAAACTGGTACGACCGACAAAGTTTTTCACCTGCTCAGAACGGTGACCACGCGAATCGATCCCAGCGGCGCGTATCGTCATCGCGACACCGAACGAATTGACGCGCGGTGCATGCAGCCAGGATTCCATCTCGTCCCATACCTGGGAGCCGGTGGTATCGCCCTGAATCTCAATCCAGTCGATCAAAAAATGTTTGCCGTCCGCCCCCCAGCCCAGCAAAGTGGCGGCCAGCCACTGATCCTGCGTGTCGATGCCACAGGTCAGCGCAAGGCAGCCGGGCGGAATGACGCTGATGCCGTAGTCGCCTGCACGTTTAGCCAGATCGTGCGCTTTGAGCTTATCGGTCAGGTCTTCCCACTCTTCGCCAAGATCCTGATTGACGAAAGTTTTCAGTTGGATCGCATCCTTGTGCACTCGCTTAAATTTAATCACCAGATCCAGCCAGGAGGGTCCGAGACCGATGGGCGCGTACAGCGCCGAGATGTGATAACTGCGCACCTGCCGTTCCGGCTGTGCCGGGATCCATACACCGCCTGCCAGCATCGCGCTCTTGTGATGCTCTTCAATGATGCAGCCGTTCTCGCAGACGTACCAGGCATCTGTGAGCGTCTGGTTCGCACGGACGTTACTCCATTTGAGCGTCTGGCGCTCGCTGCACTGCGGACAGGCAACGTGATAGCGGCGCTGGTCGCCCTCCTCGAAGCCACGCCCGATCAGGCTGGCACCTTTAATAGTCGGCGTGGAAGCAAACAACAGTTTGTGCCGCATGAAGGCTTTGACACGCGAGCGGGCCAGTTCGACAGGATCGCCCTCCTCGCCGATCTGCGCAGGGAAACGATCCAGATCGTCCATCATCAGACAGCGCACCGATTTCTGCGCGTAGGAGTTGGGCGAATTGCCGCCGGCCAGAAACAAAATACCGCCCGGAAAGTCGATCAGTTCTTTGGAAAACGCCGCATCGCGGGATTTCATACTGCCCAGCAGCTCGCGGATGCAGGGCGTGTCGGTCAGCAACGGATTGAGCTTTTGCACCTTCCAGGTGTCGCGCGCCTCTAAGGTGGGCATCAACACCATCGCGGGCCCCGGCGCATAGTCGAGGGTGTAGCCGAGCCAGTTCACCGAGGCCTCGGTGACACCGACCTGCGAAGATTTCATCACCCAGATTTCTCTGACGGGCGAATGGATGGACAAGCAGTCCATGATCTCTTTGAGCATCGGGTTGCGCGACGTGCGCCAGCGTCCCGTCTCTCCCGAACCTTTGCTGGACAGCACGCGGTGGTTGTCCGCCCACTGGCTGACCGTGAGGCGCCCTCTTGGCCGGACGGCGCGAGCGGCTGCGGTGGCCATGATCTGTCGGGCTGTCATGATGATTCCCACTGTTTGATTTTGTCGGACAGATCAATCAGCACCTGTTCAAACGATTCCACCAGCACGGCACGCACCGCTTCCGTTTCCCGCAGCGGCACCAGTTCCGGTGCCAGACGGTCGGGCAAAACTTCCAGCGCCGCACGGAAGGTCGCAGCAAGATCCGCTGCAAAAAGCCGCGCCTCGTCCGCCTCGATCAATTTGCCGGAGGACTTTTCGTATTCAAGCTTGGCAATCAGCGCCTTATATTTCTCGTTGACGGCACGGGCGGTCTGGTAGCTGTTGCCGATGGCGTTATCCTGCGGTGCTGAACGCTCTTTGCCCAGTTGCTCGCTGGCACGGGCTTCCACGGCAGCGGCGCGCGAAGGATCAGCGGTGGCCGCGATCAGGGCCTGGCTTTTCTCCACCTCAACCTGTCCATCGACTGTGAGCACCAGTCGTCCGGCCTGTTTAAGACGGGTGACATAGGATTTATCCTTGCCGAGCAGGATTGCGAATTCAGACTGGCTGACGGCTGACATGATCAAATCAATCCGGGAACGGTGATCCAGTCACAGCGTGAACGGCACGCTGCCCGGTATATTCCTGCCAGCGACGCACAATCACATCCGCATAGTTCGGTGACAATTCGGACAGGCGCGCCTTCATGCCCAGACGTTCGGCCGCCATTAACGTGCTGCCGGATCCGCCAAAGGCATCCAGTACGATCGCACCGCGCTTCGCACTGTTGCGCAACTGGCGCTCAATCAGGGCGACCGGCTTCATGGTCGGATGAACATCGTTCCGGCGCGGCTTGTCCTCGACAATGATAGACGTGAGCAGCTCCTCGATTTCCGCCTTGCCCTCCACCACGAACACGCCCGCGCCCAGATGCAGCTCCCACCGGCCATCGGCGCGCCTGACGAAAGGACTGTCATCCCCCATGTGCTCGATGGTGGTTTTTTTACGTCCGCCGTACCAGTGATGCGCGCCTCCCGCTTTCCAGCCATACAGAATCGGCTCATGAATCCACTGATAGTCGGAACGTCCCAGCACCAGAGCATTTTTACGCCAGATCACCACACCGGAGAGTTTGAAACCGTTGGATAGCATGGCTGTGGTGAAATTGGCGCGTTCAGTCTCACTATGCGCCACATAGATTGCGGCACCCGGTTTCATGACCGAATAAGCGGCACGGTAAAAATCGCTGAGAAATTTCGCGAAACTCGCGTCATCCATATCATCATTGAGAATGCGCGAGGTATTGCGCTGCGTGCGGCCATTGTCGCCAGCATTCAGATACTCAGCCTTATCTCCATAGGCGACGTTATACGGCGGATCCGTCCAGCAGACATCGGCCAGCTCGCCTTTCATCAGTGCGGCCATCACGGCGGACTCAGTGCAGTCGCCACAGATGACCCGATGCGGACCAAGCAACCAGATATCGCCCAGGACACTGACGGGCACAGATTCAACCAGCGGGCAGTCCTCCGGATCCTGTCCGGTCAGGTCGTCTGATGTTCCCAGCAAGGTATCCAGCTCCTCGTTGGAAAAGCCGATCAGGTCCAGATGAAATCCATCGGCCTGCAAATCACGCAATTCAGCCGAGAGTATCTCGTTATCCCAGCCCGCATTCATGGCAAGGCGATTGTCCGCCAGGATGTAGGCCTTTTTCTGCGCCAAGGTGAGCCAGTCGACCCGCAGACAAGGCACAGATACCACCCCGATACTGCGGGCGGCCAGCACACGACCGTGACCGGCCACGATACCACCCTCCCCGTCGATCAGCACCGGATTGGTAAAACCGAATTCGCGCATGCTGGCGGCAATCTGCTCAACCTGATCCGGTGTATGCGTGCGGGCATTTTTTGCATAAGGCACCAGGACGGATACCGGCAGCATTTCGATTTTCTCCTGAACTTTCATGGCAATTCTCCAATTTCAGATAAAAACAGGACATGCAGGGCATGGAGCAGGAGCAAAAGCAGGACATCCAACCCTTTCAACATATGGAATACAGGACATACAGGAGATAAAAAACAGGGATATGCGCGGGAACGTGATGACGTGTCTGAAACGGCGCAGCAATCACTTACGCAGGCACGCGCGCGATGTCCTGTATGTCCTGCAAGCCAACAGGCGCGGGATTTTTGCTCCTGTTTTTGGTCCTGCTCCATGCCCTGTATGTCCTGCCTTTTCATCGGATCGCCTCCAGTGCCTGTTTAAACTTGGTGCATTGGGTCGTCAGCCAGGCGACTTTGCTTTCCGTGTCATCCCTGGCGCTTCCATGCTTGATCAGCATGACAGACGGCGGAATGACGGTGCCCCGGACGATGCGGCGAGTGCCGTCCATGCGGTTTTCCTCGCCGTACTCCCAGCCGGGCAGATGTTTGACGCTGCCGATGAACTGGCGGGAGGCACGCGGTTTCGCTTCGCCGTTGACCCGACAGAACCAGCAGTAAGCCTCATACAGCTCGGCGGATCCGGCTGGCCCCACAGGGAGATCCAGTCGACCGGCCAGCCATTCGTCGATGAACATCTGCACCGAGTCACGACTGATGTCGATCAGGTCACGTTTGGCGCGCGTCATCGGCGGTTTGGTGTGTTCGTCGAAGTCGCCCAGATCCAGATTGAGCATATGCCAGTGCAGTGCCGCGATGCCACCGTTGTCCAGTTCGTCGCGCACCTGCTGATAAAACTCGGCAGGCAGTTTCTCCGGCGTATGGATCACGCCGAAGCGCCGGTCATCCTTGTCCAGATGCAGCGGCTGAGACTCGTTGGACAGGAACACCAGATTGACGTGATTGCGCTCGTCGTGTGCCGCAACATTTTTCGGGTTGATGCGGATCCACTCGCCGGTGACCAGCCCTTTCAGCTTGTTCTTCAGGTGGAACAGCTCGTTGCGAGCGACGATCTCATCCGCGATCATGAACAGCTTCTTGGACGCCCAGTCGTTGAACTTATCCTCGATGGCCGACTGGTCGATGATGCGGCCGTATTCGCCGTAGATCGCCATCACCGCCTCAAAAAACAGATTCTTGCCGGTGCCCTGCGCGCCGTGAAAGATCAGCGCGGTGCGCATTTTCGCGCCCGGATGCTGAACCGGATAGGCCAGCCAGCGCATCACCCAGAGAAAAACCTCAAGATGCGCTTCCTCCTCGTTGCACAGGTATTCGAGCAGCCCCAGCAGACACTCACACGAACCCTGTTTCGGCACGGTGGGCCAGCCGCCCCACAGATTGCAAGTGATACGAGGATCGTTCCCGGGCGGATCGAAACCGACCTCGTCCATGCGCGCCACGCGTTTGATCGCCCGCATGTCACGCCAGCCGTGTTCGGGGATGATGTCCAGCACATCCACCTTGGGCACCAGGATGTGTTCCTGATAATCAAACATGGTGCCCTTGCTGCCGAACACTAGCGCAAAACGCTCGACCGCCTCCTCCAGAGTCAGCATGGATTTCAGGGCTTCGCGCGCCCCTCCCCCCCGCATAGCAGGTTCCGCGCGCGGCATAGCATCGCGCCATTTCAGCGCATCGAGCGCGGCATTGATCTGCTCGGCCAGCGTGACAGGCAGTCCGCTCAACACCAGCAGGTCGTTGTAGTCGGTGAGTTTTTTGCCATCGCGCAGGTCGCGCCCCTCTGCATCGACCGGAAAAGCCGGCTTGATCCAGGACGACTGCTCGAGTCCGGCGGAGGCCTTGGCCGCTTCCGTGCAACCGGGATTGCCGTCGGTCAGATAATCGTCATCCGCACAGAACAACAAACGCAGTGCCGGGCAGGCTTTGGCGATCTCCTTGCCTGCGCGGGCCAAGTTGTTCGCCGAAAACGCGTAGGCCGCCGGATAGCCGGTGGACTCATGCAGGCTGGCGGCGGTGGCATAGCCCTCCGCGATCAGCAGCACGCCGCTGCGCGGCAAATTTGCGATCAGACCGAACGTGCCGCCCATCGCCATACCGGACGGCCAGAATTCCTTGTCGCGGCCAATCTTGGTGCGGCGCGGATGCCCCTTCGCGTAGACGAACTGCAACCCCATGATGCCACCTTTGGTGTCGTGCATGGGGATGACCAGAGCACCGGCTGCCATCTTCAGCCGGTAGAAATTGGAGTCGTCCAGCCCAGTGAGGCGCATGCCGTCGGTACTGTCCGGCATAAGGCGCAGGCCGTGCGCCCGAATCTGTTTGCGGGTCAGGTATTCATGCCCGGATGCCGGCGGGCATTTATTCCACACCGCCCCGGCCCACGATGCCGCACGATTGACTTCGGTCTTGCGAATCTGCGCCAACCGGCGCGTCTCCTCTTGATGTGCGGCACGCAGCGCGCGTTTATCCTCCTCGGTCAGCAGGGCCGCCCGGTCGCCCCCGAATTCGATCCTGGTGTAGCCGTCGTCGTTGCCGTGCCAGACGCCGAAGGATCCGACGATATAGGTTCTGCCGGAATTGGGCGACGTCCATTCGCGAAGGCGAGACCACCCGCGTTTCTCCTGATCCTCGCCCTCCACCTTCCAGCGCTGGATCTTCGCGTCCAGGTTGAGTGGCTTGTCGATGATGAGACCCGCCCCCGCCATCTGCGCGCGTATGTCGTCATCATTCTCCCGGCTCATCGCGCACTCCTGATCGCATCACGAAAGGCTGCATCGAAAGTTGGCTGAAATTCGCGAGCGACCACCTCAACGGCGTTACGTTCGAAGTCGATCACCTTGCGGTAACGCGCCGACTGCACGAAGATGAACATGGCCTTGATGGCGGCGCGATCCAGCCGCTTGTAAATGCCAGGATGCAGATGGGTGGGAGCGCCAACCGGCACGATAAAATAGCCCGTCAACATCATGCGTTTGCCGCGTCCCTTGTAAATTTGCAGGTGCGAGCGCAAAGCGCCCAGCATCTCGCCGATCTCGCGGCGGCTCGGGTTGCCGTAGGCGTCAAGTTTGATGCCGGATCCGGGGATCGCGCGCCAGCCGGACGGCAATCCGCCGAGCGATGCGATCGCCTTCTCGAACGGCTTGTTACCGCGCAGGCCGCCGGTGAAATGCTCCTTGAGTAATACGGCAGGTGCCGTGCCACCCGCAGGCTTGATGTCCTTGAGGCCGATGGTGGCTGTCAGATTCTGCTTGGTGGCCGCAGTAGAAAATGTGGAGTGCGCGACATACGGGCTGGCTGGCTTGAACGCACTGCTCATGTCGGCCAGCAGGCGCTGCTCGACCGATTTCGCCACGCGGGTAATGGCCAGCGCGGTGGCATATGGCAGCTGCTTCTGCCCGATATCGCTCAGGGATCTTTTTAGTTCCTCAACGCCTTCGATACGGACAGTGAACATGGCAGCGGCCTCAGTTGACCTAGTTTAAAACTCCAAAATCTGGACATTCTGCGCGGCGCGGATTACCCGCGATGAGAAAAGCCAGGGAGTACCTTCGATCCGGATTGCGTTGAACCATCCGTTGCACGCGTTGCAAAGGAGTGCAACAGTGTTGATCTGCCACAGCCATCCAGCATCAAGGGGGACGGGGTCATGATGTGCCTTCAAGGCTGCAAGTCTGCACGCTAACCTTCTGACTTTGAATATGACCAAACAGGTCCAGGTACTGAAGGCGAATTTTTGAAGGTATTCCACGTATCTTCCAGTTCTGCACACGCTGAGGCCCTTTGACCAGCTCGAACCCGAGCAGCCGCGCAACATTGGTCGGGCCACCTAATTCATCAATAAGTTGTTTATCAGTTTTCATGGCGAGATATTATAAACACTACGTTTAATCATGGTCAAACAATTTGTTTTACAATGAGTCAACAATTAAAATTATGATGTGCAACATGAACACTGACTTTGAACGCTTACTTGAAGCCGCTAAAAAACTGCATAACTGCAAATCATCGGCAGCTGCTGCACGACTGATCGGAACCTATGATCAGATGCTGACGAACTGGAAATCACGCGGCCTTCCTCGTGCAGATATTATGGATATCGCAAGTAAATTGGGATGCAACCCCTACTGGCTAAGGGATGGAACAGGATCAATGACCGACCCTTTACTGAACGAGAGAATTAAATCTGTTGTCGAATCCATGCAAACCATGCCGACATACAAGATGGATTTACTGGTACAGATATGCAAGACAATGGAAGAGTAATTGATTTGTAGTGCCCAAATTATAAACCCGCTCAGGCGGGATTTTTTATGCCCGGAATAACCAACACAAACAGAATCGCAATAAAAATCAAACAATGTGTTTGCATTTAATTAAACATAGTGTTTATAATTAAATCGGAACACTAAACACATTGACTGCCACACCCACCGAGCAGCATCGTTGTCACACACATACATTACAGAGTGACCGTGCACCATATCATTTCCGGAAAACTCTGATTTTTGAGGAAGAAGATTATGAGCAACTACACCGACGATCTGAGATACACCATCGCAAAGCGCATTCCGGACATGAATCGCGGCTTCAAAATCTGCACTAATTATGGCGATTTTTTCATTGAAGAGAATGAAACTGAGCCAATCACCAAGCTGGTGCGCAAGGCATTCGAAAAGCATTTGAAAATAGCCATGGCAGCAGAGTCAAATCGGAGGCCATCATGAGTGCCTGCGCTTATAACTACACGGTCGCGGTCGTCACTGATCAGTTAGAGCGCACCGACATAGCCATCGCAACTTATCTGAAAAGTTACCCTGACTCAAGCGTGGATGACGCACTGGATGCACTATTTCAATTGGGCATCAACACTTTCCTGACGTGCAGCACGCACACGAAATCGAATATAACAGCCGAGTAATTTATATTCCGGAATTGAGTGAACTCAATGGCGGTTATCTCGCTCTATCCACGCAGGAATGGTTGAGCTATCTATCTAATTTAAAAGAAAAATAAACAATCAGCCAAATCAACAACATCCGCCATGATTGTTTGAATTTATAGCTAAAGGAAGATAGTAGCCTCCCTGCAAAAAAATCCTGCGAAGCTTTTGCATCAAGTTTTATAACGACACTGAAACTGGATCAATCAAATGAACATCATGCCTAGACTGATACGTCACCGCGATGCACCTGCCTACCTGGGCATGTGCCGCGATGTGTTTGACGTATCGGTACGGCCGTTTATCGTTGAAATTCCAATCGGTGGCAGAGGCGTTGCATTTGACCGGATTGACCTGGATGCATGGGCAACCCACCACAAAGAAATTAACGGAAAAAGACCAATCATCAACGGAGAAAAATCATGGCAACAACCAGAACGCGCGGAATATCAATTGAAGCAGACGGATCGCGCACCCTCAACAAAGTCTGCAAAGGTGAACGCATCTTCATCAGACTCGGAAAAGTATCGCAAGACCAGGCAGAACAGCGACTCGCAGACGAAATCAGAAAACGGCAAAGTCAGCATCATCGAGCGGACGCTCGCCCTGTGTTCGCAGACTGCGCAGCGCGTTACCTGACCGAATCGCAACATAAGCGCACAGCTGATCTGCTGGCCTACCACATCACGCTACTACTGCCATTTATCGGCACCATGGATATCGCCCACGTTCACGATGCGACCCTGGAAGAATTCAAAGAATCCAGACGCATGGACGAGGTCAGCCCAACCACCATCAACCGCACCCTGGAAGTCGTGCGCGCGATTCTCAATCGAGCAGCCCGCGCATGGCGCGACGACAACGGCCAACCCTGGCTGATGACAGCACCGCCACTGATCACCATGGAGCAGGAAAATCGCCGCCCGCCACATCCGTTAAGCTGGGAAGAACAGGATGAACTGCTGCCGCTGCTGCCAGCACACTTGCAACCGATGGTACTTTTCGCGATCAACACCGGTCTTCGCGATGAAAACGTGGTCGGTCTGCGCTGGAAATGGGAGCGTCCAGTTCCGGAAGCCGGGCGTAGCGTCTTCATTATCCCGCCAGCAGATTATAAAACAGCAGTCGGGCACGTCGTGATTCTCAACGATGCCGCCTGGCGCATCATTGAGGCTCAACGCGGGAAACATGCCGATTTCGTGTTCACCTATAGCGGACACCGCGTCGACACTATGAACAACAACGGCTGGCAGACTGCTCGCGCAAAAGTCGCGCTGACCGATGTCAGAATCCACGATCTGCGACACACCTACGCCAGCCGACTGAGGTTAGCAGGCGTAGCACAAGAAGATCGCAACGCACTGATGGGACATAAATCCGCATCAATACCTGAACACTACGCCAGCGCCGACATAGGCAGGCTGATTGAGCTATCAAATAAAGCGCTAGATCGGAAAGGCACTCGCACGCTATTGCGCGTAGTAAATGGATAA